TGATCCCGGTGGCATCTTTTTGTGCTCACACTAGTACTACACAGTACTATCTTGTATGTTGAGCAGACATGTGGTAGTATTCACTTATGAAGACAAGCGCTCAGCGAATGCACAACGACGATGAGCATGAGACTTTTCCGCTCTCGTCTGAATTAATCGGCACTGTCCTTCATGGCCGGGAGACGGACGTGTTGAAAGGCAAACATATCCGCTTCGTCACTCGGAAGGCACATCAAATTGTCGATGGACGTATCACGCTGGTGATAAAAGATTGCCAGATCGTTGCCATCGAACCCGCAAAAACTTATGACTTCTCTGAATAACGAGAAGTAAACGCTTGATAGATATACTCTGCTCTGTGTGAGCAGTTTCAATGGTATACACGGGCGTCTCTTGGCTAGCACCATGCTGGCCGGGAGACGCCTTTTGTTTTTGGAGAGCGCATGAACGAGCCCGAGATCATCGAAGATACAGACGCTATCATCCTCAAGTGTCCCGACTGCGGCAAGATGCGCGATGCCATAGCGTTTGCGCCACAATTGCCAAAGGACCTGGCTCCAGATGGTTTCGTGAAGTGTACGTGTGCTCAGCAATACGGTATGGCTTTGCTACTAGGTGCGATGGGACGCCCCCAGTCTCATGAAGTGAGCCCAGGCGTCTACTCCCACACATGGATTCTGACTTATCCCGAAGATATGAATGCCACTATCGATAGCTTCGCTTTTGAAGTGGCTCCTACAGGACAACTTGCTATTCAAGCCAAGGGGCGAGCAAAGAAAAGCTTCATGGCATTCTATCGTAAGTCGCGAGCAGAACATAACCGCGAACGTCGCCGTAAGCAGATTGCTCGTAGGCAGAAGCGCGCGGCGTTTAGACGACTGAAGAGGGGGTTGGCATGAGCGAAGGGCAGCAGCAATTCGACAATTCATCACCACATACGCGCAATAGGCGTCCTGGTGATCACATGACTGATGAAGAGCGCAGAAACGCTCAAGATCAGTTTCTTGAGAAGTTCGTTGAAACTGCCAATGTTCGCGCGGCCTGCCTTCATGTTGGGATTGATCGATCTTTGGTTTACAAGTGGAAAGAGCGTGATGAAGAGTTCATGCTTCGCTTCAATCAAGCAACTGAGGATGCAAACGACAAGATACGCTCCGAGATATATCGTCGTGGCATTGAGGGCGTAGAGAAGCCTGTGGTGAGTATGGGCAAACCTGTCTTCTACAAAAAGAAAATGCTCACTGTCAGAGAGTATAGCGATAACCTTCTCTCACTGTTGGCGAAGGCACGCATGCCAGAGTTCCGAGACAAGACGCATCTCGATGTTGATGCGAATGTATCTACTAACCATAAATCAGACATCTCTCAAGAATTGCGAATGCTTACCGGATCTCAACTTGCGCAGTTCAAGACCTGGCTACTCGAAGCAAAGGCGCGTAACGAACAATGAAGAATATCGGGCTTCCTGAATCGATAAGCGAGATTGATGACCTTCTGCTCCAGGTAGAGGCAGAAGAGTGCCGTCAATCGCTCAAGACATTTGCGAAGGCGGTATGGCCTATTATTGAGCCTGTGCCCTTCGTGGATGGTATGCCGATTGATGCCCTGGTTGCACACTTTGAAGCGGTGGAGCGTGGTGAGATTACGCGTCTGGTGGTCAACATCCCACCGAGACACACAAAGAGTACCTTCCTGGTGATATTTCGTGTCTGGGTCTGGTTACGCAATCCTGAAGAGCGGTTCTTGTGCGCTTCCTACAGTCTTGACCTCTCAACACGCGATAACCTGCGAGCTCGTCGCATCATCGAAGATCCTTGGTTTCAAGCACGTTTCGGCAAAGACTTTCAGTTGGCCGGGGACCAGAACGTCAAGCGCTATTTCGAGAATACGGCGCGTGGCTATCAAATGGCTATCTCGGTAGATGGTGGCACCACAGGGCAAGGTGGCTCGTATCTTATCCTCGATGATCCGCACAATGCCGACGAGGCACACTCTGATGTTGAGCGCAGTTCTGCCGTGACATGGTTCCGAGAAGTCTGGACTAACCGTCTCAACGACCAAAGCACAGGCCGCATGATTGTTGTCGGACAGCGTATCCATGATGAGGATGTGTGCGGTTATATCCTTCGTGAGCGTCCCGATTGGGTGCATCTTAACCTTGCCGCCTTCTATGAGCCTGATCGACATTGCACCACGCCTGTATGGTCTGACCCACGTAAAGAAGAGAATGAGTTGCTCTGGCCCCAACGATTCCCACGTGAGGTACTTGAAGCCTTGCAACGTGATCTCGGGAGCATGGGTTTTGCCGCTCAGTATCAACAAAGGCCAGTACCAGCGGGTGGCGGCAAGTTCAAGAAGGCGTGGTTCCGCTACTTCTCGCAGAACAATGAATACTACATCCTGGAGACACCCGAAGGCCCGAAGTATGCCCTCATATCCTATTGCCGTTATTTTGTGACGGTGGACCTCGCTATCTCGCAGAAGCAGAGCGCAGATTACACCGTCATCTCTGTTTGGTGCGTGACGCCAACGGCTGACATGCTTCTCGTTGAGCGGTTGCGTGCCCGATGGGACAATCCAGAGCAGCAAAAGCAAATCATTCTTATTTTCCAACGCTTCCATCTCATGTTCGCTTCAGTCGAGAATGTCGCCTATCAGCTCTCTATCATTCAACAACTCCTTCAACGTGGGCTTCCAATCAAGGAGTATAACCCGCGCGGGAAAGGTGACAAGGTGGTGCGCGCCACTACTGCCGCTGTCTACTACGAGCAAGGCAAGATTTACCATCCTAAAGAAGCTCTTTGGCTGCAAGAGTGGGAGGATGAATATCTGATGTTCCCAATGGGCGGCAAGGATGATCAGGTGGACACGGGCAGTATGGCGGCTGACGAACTGGCTGCGCTTGGTTCTGGTTTTGAGGTTCTCGACGAGTCGTATTCAGACCGGCTCGATAGTTTTATGGGATACCGATAAATGAATACATGGAGTAGGGCTATGACTGCATTGAATGCTGGCTTGCATGCTGGATGGGAGACCGCGCGACGCGTCTACAGTGACCCATCACAAGCATACCTTCAGCAGCAATATGAGGACCACTGCGCACGCTATAACCTGCTGTGGTCGTACTATGATAACGCCATGTTTGATCGCGTGGCTTCCTGGATGAATGAGTACCGCAGGCTCTACGGGCTCTATAAGTACACGCGCGCTATCTATAACCCTACTCCGCGCGCTGTCGAGTTCTATACCGCTCATCTCTATCCAGGTGTGCTCTCTGAGGATGGCTCAAAGCTTCCCGACTCGGTAGATCTGGCTATCCCATTTGCCGAAGACACGCCACCACAGATTACCAAGGCCATTGCGCAGACCTGGCAGTGGTCCAACTTCCAGGCCAAGCTTGGATTACTCACCACCTATTGCCCAGCGCTTGGTGTCGTCATGCTTGAGGCTGTAGACGACTTGAAACGGGGCAAGGTGCTTTCCTCTGTCATCTGGCCTGGACATGTGCAAGATCTCGTACTTGACGACACAGGCAACGTCAAGTCATATGCCCTTGAGTATCAGACTGTCGATGATGACGACCCGAAGCGTGAGCTTTACACCTATCGAAAAGAAGTGGACCAGAATGAGTTTCGCTACTACCGCAATGGAGACCTTTATGACTACTCTGGCATTGGTGCTGTGGTGCCTAATGTATACGGCTTTGCTCCTGCTACATGGTTCAAACACTACGATACTGGCGAGGACATTGGCGGTGCCGTCGTTACCAAGTGCATCTCGAAGATCGACGAACTCAACTCATTTGTCTCGCTTATTCATGACCAGATAGCCAAGGTGGTCAAAGCACCGCTCGCTATCTGGTCCAGCTTCCCTGGTAACGCCCTCTTCACGGAGGAGAAGGCGAGCACGAACACGCAGGACGAGCGAAGGCGTGACCGGGAGAGTCAAGTCGTTATCAAAGGACCAGCAGATGGACGTATCGACCATCTGGCAGGCGATTTGCCATTGGCTGACTGTGTGCAGTACATGGATCATCTCATTGGTGAAATAGAGAAAGACTTGCCAGAGCTCAACTTCTACCAGGAGTTGAGGAGCATGTCTCAAGTAACCGGGCCTGCCGCGAACCGCTTGTCTGGAGACGTTGCCTCACGTGTCATCAAGGCAGGCGCTGGCTATGACACGCAGCTTATCAAGCACTTTCAGATGTTGCTCGCCATTGGTGGCTTTAGGGCAAACACGGGCGCGTGGGGGGCTCTAAACGCACAACAGCAACTCTTTACACCATTTGACCTCAACTCATATGAGCAGGGCAAGCTAAATTTCGCTATCAAGCCGCGTGTACTCATCACTCAAACGAAGACAGAGCAGGCACAGGAGACACAAGCCTTCTGGCAGGGGGTGAAGAGTGCGACTGATGCAGGAGTGCCTATTGAAATTGTTCTTCGATCGGAGGGTTGGACCGATCAGCAAATCCAGGAGATGCAGAAGCTCAAAGACGAAGCGGCTCAACGCTCGATTGCTCTCATGCAGCAGCAGGCGGCGGCGAGCCCTGCTAACACTCAGCCTCAGAATGAGCAGAAGGCACCGCAAGCGCAGGCAAGGCAACAGCAAGGAGGACAGCAATGATACTTAGCGGCGTTCAATGTGAAACCTGTAAGCAGCAGCATGTGACCGAGCAGCGACCCTGGCATGAGGATATGCCCGAAGGATGGCTGACGCTCACTCCTGGCAATCCTCAGTTGGTAAAGCCCTGGCATTTCTGCTCGCGCAATTGCCTTATCCAGTGGCTGAGAGATCAATCGCTACAGGAGGGCAAAGAGTGACCTTCCAGGAGACGCACGAAGAGGAGCCTCAAGCCATCCTCTATTTCGCAGGCGATGAGCAGGTGAGCAAGGGCATGGGCGCATGGTTGAAGGAGTTAGGGGCTGACATCATCAATCTCAGTAAGGTCGAAATCACCAACGAGTACGACTATCAGGACGTGGCAGGCGAGATGGTCACCATTCTGACAGGCAAAGTAACCGTCGTGCTGCGCTTCAAGGATGGCGGGTACAGGCGTAGGACGTTCAAGCGAGGAGACACACAGTGAGCGGAGGACATTGGGAGTATCTTTCCCATAAGTTAGAGGAGCGAGCAGCCTATGCAGGCAATGTCTGGAATCTGCTTGCTGCTATAGAGCATGAACTTGATTGGGGCATTTGCGGTGATACCTGCTATGAATGTGCCAAGATTCGCCTCCCAAGAGCGCTAGAAGCGTATTTTGACACTGAGGCAGAGAACGAGGCAGAGGCTATTGCCATTCTTCGCAATCGAGAGCCTGAGTGCGAGAGATGCAAGCGTTTCAAGGCAGCGTGGACGACCCAAGTAGAAATCACCTTTGAACTTGGAGAAGAAACTTT